CCCGGCGGTATACCGTTATTGTGTTTATCGTTAAATACACACAATCCACTTTGGGGAGCAAAACACTCTTCATAAGAAAAGCATTTACTTGAACTCTTCATATATCGTATAACTAAATCATCATAAGTTGGGAATGTATCTTTATTTACATAATCATCCCATCCTAATTTAGTAATAAGCGATACTAACATAGGTCGTTTATTCTCAAACACCTCTTTTCCATAGAAAAAATATTCTTGTAATGCTGTACAAATTACAGACACTCCTTGATATTCTTCAGTAACTGCTTTAGATTTTACCCAAACCATAAGCATTTTTTCTATAGAATCATGGTCTAAAGGACCTAATCTACATTTCATATCATTATCATATCTCCATGTGCGTTTCAAAAATGATGCATCATCAATATGTATGAATGGTACACTCTCTGCTTCTTTATCTGCCATAGTATAGATAATACCTATATCAGCAAATGTTTTAGCAATAGACGTATGGTTGAACCAATTGCACTCTTTGTGTACCGACATACTATTATCATCACCATATGTCATTAACGCAACTCTATCTCCAAACGATAGAACTTCAGCATCGGGGTTCTGTAAATAATAATTGTATCTCATTCGTAATGAATTCACAATACTATTTAAAATAACAGTTAAAGGATTTCCAGATGGATTGGAGCCAAATAATTGTATTAAATCACCGTTAAAATCCACAATAGCAAAAGCTGTATCTTCAGCTATACCTTGTATAACTTTTATATCATCTTCAGTATAATTTCCAGATAATCTGCAGAAATGTATTATCACATCAAAAGCAGCTAATATCTCTTTAGGACTCATCTTTTTATCATATGCTTTATAATCACCAGCAACAATTCTATCAACACCATGTTGGATAATATAATCATAAATCTCCTGCCATTCAAGAGATTGTGCTACTGTTCCCGGTGCAGCTTCAAAAGCAAATCTCTCATTCTGTAACAATCTACAAAAAGAAAGTAAATATTTACGAACAACAACACACCAATCAAAAGGTGCTCCTGTAAAAACTCTGGTCTTTTTAACTTTAGCTTTACTAAAAGTAACAGGCTCATCTTTCAAATGAGCACAAAAGTTAGGATTACAACGCGCACCAGATAAATAAGTCTCAATAATAAGATCTATTCGTGCATTCATTTCTTTATCACAAATCTCTACAGGGTCCTGCATACCATGTGCAGGTGGTATTGATTTTAAAAAATGCTTCTTTGATTTTTTCCAAGGATTACCTGCACTAGTAGATCTATTAATCTTATCAATATATGCTACACGTGCACCATTCAAAGCCGTAAAATCATCTAAAACCATCAACATATTTTTAATATTATCT